CATTTCATCATTTCTTATTCAAGAGTAGGCAAGGGAAAAATAAAGCAATCACTCGTGAGAGAGCCTATCAAATTATTCATGAGGCTGCTGAAGAACTTGGCATTGATAATGTTGGAACACATACAATGCGAAAAACGTTTGGTTATAAATATTACAACAAGACAAAGGACGTAGGGACATTGCAGAAAATGTTCAATCACTCATCACCTGCAATAACCTTGAGATACATAGGAATAGAACAAGCAGAGCTTGATGATGCTTTACGGAACTTTGTCATTTAATTTTTTAGATATTACTTTCACATAATGAGTTAAGCATAAACTGAAAAAATGCAACTCTTTTAAACCTATGCCTAGTAAGGGTTTGAGATTTAGAGTGAGTTTAACAAAATATAAGATATGTGAAAGTGAGGGATAAAATTGGTATAGTTGGAGGATGAAACATTGGGATTATTTTTAGGATATCTAGTTGTCTATTTTTTAACCTTAATTTTTTTAGTCGTTATTTTTGACTGGGGGAAAAGTGATGTATTAAAGTTAGTTGAGAACGGATTGATATTTCTTTTCTTACCACTCGTATTTGTTTTTGTATTGGCCTATGATTTTATAAACAAAATAAAATGAGACAAAAGACATCTTGAAGTCTCACAAAAAAAGGTTTATTATGATAGCATAGATTTCTTGTATGAGTAGGGGATAGGTCAAAGGCCTGTTCCTTTTAGCATTGAGAAAGGAGGTTTGAGATGTATAACAAACCTATCAGACCATCCTTGAGATCTAAGAAGTGGGAGAAGTTCCGTGATAGGATAATGAGTAAGCATGATTATCTTTGTCAAGAAAGTTTGCGTTACGGAATTTCTGTTCAAGCAGAAATGGTTCACCATATCTTTCCTGTATCTGAATATCCTGAACTTGAATTCGTTGAATGGAATTGTTTGCCGTTGACGAATAAGAAACACAATACGTTTCACGATAGAGTGAACGATAGAGTAATCAATCAAGGATTGTATTGGCAGAAAAAAAGAAAAAAAGAATTTTTAAATTTTTTCAAAAATGAAAAATAAAAATTTTTAGTCCCCCCCTCTTTTTGAAAAATCATTTTGGCCAGTAGGGTACCGGTGAAGGGAACTTTTTCCAAGTCGGGGGCCTTCAAACAAAAAGGGGGTAAAAACTAAGCGATTTTGACGAAAGGAGGTAGTTTTTGGCTAAACCAATTACAGCAAAGTCGATTAAGTCAAAAGTGGTCAAGCAGATGAAAGACTTGGGCACTTATCGGAAAGAGTTCGAAATGATCATTGACATATTTGCAGGAATGCTCTATCAGTATCAGAAACTTGCTCAAGATTATGCTGACATGGGTTATCCAGTAACAGACACCTACGTCAATAAGGCTGGTGCTGAAAATGAGCGCAAAGTTCCAATCTTGACAGCGATGGAAATTTTGAGGAAAGACATCCTCAGCTACTCTAATCAGTTGATGATGAATCCTAAGTCGCTTGGTGAGGTAGTAGAACAAGAGGGTGAGTCAGTTCTTACTGAGGTCCTGAAGTTTAAGAATGAACTGAAAAAGAAGCGAGTGAAAGATGGATAAAGACTTTGAAAAACGTTTTGCCGATTTTCGCCACGCTACAACCAATCTTGGAAAAGCTAAAGCCTATGTTGATTATGTCCTGAGCTATCAAGAGGAACATAACGAAGAACGGATTTTGGCTGCTGAACGCTTTTTGAGGGATTTGGAAAATCCAGCATATGAGCTTGATGAGGATATAGTGGATTTTGCTGTTCACTTCATTGAGAACTCAATTGTTCATCAGCAAGGAGATGACATGTTTGCCATGTCTATCCGTAACAAGCCTTTGATTTTGCAACCGTGGCAACATTTCACGGTTGTCAATCTCTTTGGGTTCTATCACGCTGGTACGAACGAGCGTAGGTTCAAAGAAGCCTTGATAATGCTGGCACGGAAAAACGGCAAGACCAGTTTTACTGCTGCTATTGCTTTGCTTTATCAGATTTTGGATGCCGATAGTGGTTCAAAATGCTATATCGTGGCCAACTCTGTCAAGCAAGCGCTGGAAGCCTTTAATTTCATCAAGTTCAACGTGGAACGATGGAATGAGAAATCTATCCGTATCAAGGACAATAACCAAGAACACTCTATCACAGCTAATTTTGGAGATGATGGGTCATTCTATATTCAGGCCTTGGCCAACGATGAGAGCCGTTTGGACTCTCTCAATGGCAATGTCACGGTCATCGATGAAGCTCACACGATGAGAAATAGTAAGAAGTATGGTCTTATGAAGAAAACAATGTCAGCATACCGAAACAGTATGCTTTTTGTTATCTCTACGGCTGGTGATATTCCTACTGGATTTCTTGCTAACCGCTTGAAATACTGTCAGAAAGTGCTCAAACAGTTGGTACAGGATGAGGCTTTATTTATCTTTATTTGTAAAGCCAATCAGACAACGGATGGCGATGTTGGTGACTATCTTGATGATAATGTTTTGAAGATGGCAAATCCGTCTTGGGGTGTCACGGTGTCCATGCCTGCTTTGAGAGCTGAAGCTGAGCAGGCTATGAACGATCCACAGACCAGAAATGAGTTTTTCAATAAAACTTTGAATGTCTTCACTAACTCAATGAACGCTTATTTCAATCCTGATGAGTTCATTGCTTCAGGCAGGCGCTATGTTTGGCCCTTAGAGGAGCTGGCACGCTTGCCTATCCAGTGGTATGGTGGGGCTGACTTGTCAAGGTTGCATGACTTGACCGCTGCTGCTCTTTATGGAGTTTACCATGATGGTGAGAAAGATGTTGATATTTGCATCACACACGCTTTCTTTCCTCGTGTCAACGCTCAAAAGAAAGCCAATGATGACGGGATTCCACTCTTTGGCTGGCAGTCTGATGGTTGGTTAACAATGAGCAATACTCCGACCGTTCTCTATGATGATATTGTTAAATGGTTCATCAAGATGAGAGAGAAAGGGTTCAAGATTGCTGCTGTTGGTATGGATAGGAAGTTTGGTCGTGAGTTCCTGACGAAGATGAAACAAGCTCGGTTCAAGATGATTGACCAACCTCAACTTTTCTATCTGAAATCAGAGGGATTCAGACGAATTGAGTTCAAAGTTAAGAATAAAGAGTTTTACTATCTTCATTCTGATGCTTATGAATATTGTGTAAGTAATGTTAGAGCTATTGAAAAGGTGGATGATGCTGTGCAATATGAAAAATTAGATGGTGACGGTGGTACTGCAAGAATTGACTTGTTCGATGCCAGCGTTTTTGCTTGCATTCAGGCTCTTGCTAATCTTGGTAAGAATCAGAATGTCATGAGCTTCTTTGATTAGGTGGGATATGAAAGATATTTTTTTACCACTGGATAAGCCTTTCCAGCTAGAGCTATCAATATTAGATCCTAAAGTTAATCCAGAACATTGTAGAGTTGGACAGACTGAGAAAGAGATAATCGTCAATAGAAAGGAGGTGAGGAAAGATGGGGCTTTTAGATAGAATTTTGAAACGTGGTAAGAGTCGAAGCGGAACGAATGTTATCACTCATTCAGATTTTGGTCTTTATGTCGACGGTGATAGCTATGTGCCACTGGCTCGCAATCCTGATGTGATTGCTGCGGTCAACAAGATTGCTGACATGGTATCTAATATGACCATTCATTTGATGGAGAATACCGACAAGGGAGACATACGAGTTAAAGACGGACTAGCTAGAAAAATTGATGTAAATCCATGCGAAAACATGACTCGCAAGACTTGGATTTTCAAGATTGTGCGTGACCTATTGCTATTCGGTGACGGAAATTCAGTTCTTCATGTTGAGTATGATCCTGTGAATGATTATATTTTGAACCTGAGACCGTTCTCTATGAGTGAAGTCTCTTTCAAAAGTGATGATGTTGGTTATATCGTGAATTATCGTGGCATTGACTACAACTCAAGCGAAGTCGTTCACTTTGTAATCAATCCTGATCCAGACAATCCATTTGTAGGAACTGGATATAGACTTGCTCTGAGGGATATTGTTAGGAACTTAAATCTTGCTACTCAAATCAAAAAAGGATTTATGAATGGAAAGAACGTTCCTAGCCTGATTGTTAAGGTTGATTCTTCGAATGGAGAGTTGGGCACACAAGAAGGACGAGACAAGGTCGCTAAGAAATATCTTAGCACTAGTCAAGCTGGTGAGCCGTGGATTATTCCTGATGCTTTGCTAGAGGTTGAACAGGTCAAGCCATTAAGTTTAAAAGATATCGCTATCAATGAATCTGTTGAAATTGACAAGAAAACAGTTGCTGGGCTTTTGGGAGTTCCAGCTTTTATTTTAGGAGTTGGTAGCTTTGATAAAGAAGAATACAACAACTTTGTCAATACAACGGTCATGAGCATTGCTACGACGATCACTCAGACCTTAACGAGAGACTTACTCGTTTCAAATAATCGGTATTTCAAACTTAATGCTCGCTCGCTTTATTCGTATGACATTACAGAGTTATCTTCAGTTGCTGAACAGATGACTAAAAGCATGGCAATGCGTCGAAATGAGTGGAGGGATTGGCTTGGGATGCCACCAGATCCTGATATGGATGAGCTCCTTGCTCTTGAAAATTATCTACCGCAAGACAGACTTGGGGACCAGAAGAAACTGAAAGGAGGTGAGGAAGAGAATGCAGAAACGGAATAGTTATCGTGCCACTCAATTTCAAACTAGGGAAGAAGATTCTGGTGATTTGATTTTGAGTGGCTACTTTATCAAATTTGACGAGGAGACGGAATTGTGGCCAGGCTACTGTGAAGTTATTAAGCGTGCTGGAGTTGAAAAAGCTATCACAGACGCTGATATCAGAGCTTTATTTAACCATGACGATAGTCTTGTTCTCGGTCGAACAGGTAACGGAACTCTGACACTGGGTGTTGATGATATTGGTCTTTTCGGAGATATCATCATTAACAAAGATGATCCTCAAGCGGTTGGAGCCTATGCCCGTGTTAAGCGTGGAGATGTTATCGGATGTAGCTTTGGCTTTATCCCGATAAAAATCGAAACAGAGGAACGTGAAGATGGTTCGTATCTGGACACTGTCTTAGAACTAGAAATCTTTGAAGTGAGTCCATGTACTTTCCCAGCCTATCCACAAACGGAAATTGCTGCACGACAAAAAGACTTCGAAAGTCAGAGCCGTGCGAATCGTGAAGCGCTAGATAAGCGCAAGAAAGAAATTAAGGAGAAATTTAAGCTATGAATAAGGCGTTAATCTTTGGTGCTCGTATGCGAGCAAAAGCAGCTAAGGTAGTTGAGTTGGAAGAAACTATCGAAGAATTAAACAAACGTTCGGTTGTTGAGTTAGAAAAGTTAGATCGTGCTGAAACTGATGAAGAAGTTTCAGCAGTTGAAAAGACTGTGGATGATCTTCAAAAGGAAATTGAAGAAAAAGAAGCTGAAAAAGCACAGTTGGAAAAAGAAATTGACGAGTTGGAAAAACAAATCGAGGAGCAAAATCGTAAAGCACCAACTTACCCGAGTAAAGAAAAGCGTGGAGGACAGAAATTGGAACAACGTGACGCAATCGCTAAATACATTCGTACTGGCCAAACTCGTGACATCGTAGGTTTGAAAACTACTGATTCAGGAAGCGCAGCTCTGATTCCTACTGAAGTTTTGAAACCTCATTTTGTCAATAAAACACGTAATCCACTTTTGGATCTTGTGGAACGTGTGAAAGTTAACAGTGGATCTGGTAAATATCCACTTATCAAGAAAACGGATGGTGTAATGGTTTCAACAGAGGAATTGAAATCAAATCCAGAACTTGGAAAACCAGCAATCAGCGAGATTGATTATTCAATCAAGACCTACCGTGGATATGTCCCTGTGTCACAAGAAATGATTGACGACGCTGACTATGACATCATGTCCATTGTTGAAGACGAAGTGTTTAATCAAGGTGAAAACACTGAATTGTCATTAGTTGCAGCTGTCCTCAAAAAAGCTACCCAAGCAGATGCGGCTGGATTTGATGGTATTAAAGATATCTACAATAAGAAGCTTAAATCAATTTATAAAGCAAGCATCGTTGTAACTAAGTCAATGTTTGCCGCACTTGACAAGGTGAAGGACAAAGATGGGCGCTACATGCTTCAAACCGATGTAGCTTCACCTACTGGCTATTCATTTGGTGGGAAAACAATCTACAAAGTAGATGACACAGTGTTTGGAAACGAAGGAGACATGAAATTCTTCATCGGGGATGTCACTGAGTTCGTCAAAGAGTTTGACCGTGCTCAAGTATCCGTTAAATGGGTGAACAATGACATTTACGGACAATTGCTTGGACTTTTTATCCGTTTGGATATTAAGAAAGTAGATGAAGAAGCTGGATTTTTCGGAACCTACACTGATGTTGTAGCTTAAGGAGGTGGCGTATGAGCTATAAAGTAATCCGTCCTTTCAAGGACTTGGCTGATCCTGAAAAACATGACTACGCTGTTGGCGATATCTTTCCTCGCGAGGGATATGAGCCCACAGATAGCTTTACCAACGGTCTTTTGACTGGTGCCAACACTGCTGGCTCTATCTTCCTTGAGGTTTTGGGAGATGATGAGCCTAAGAAACCAGCTCCTGAAACAAAAGAAGTTAAGGAAGATCCCGAAGTTGAGCAGGAAGAAACAGTCGAGGAAACTGCTGAAGAGCCTGCTAAGGAAGTTGAGGAGTAAGCATGGATGAAGGTCAGCTTTTAGAATTGCTGAAGCTTAAGTTGGGTATTTCAACCGACTTGAGAGACAAGCCGTTAAAAAAAATCA